ACATTTTGGACATTTTACGTATCTAAAATCATATCCATCTTTTTTTTGCTGTGCTTTTGTTTGTCCACATTCTGCACATTTTTTTGTTGCCATTGTTTTTATTATTTAATAATCTTAATTCTTAAAATTCTTCTTCTAAAAAATCAACCTCTTCTTTAGCAATACATTCACCGCAAACTGGTATCTTAACCATAGAAGTATTATCATCTTCTTTGGCGGTAATAAATCCTTTTGCTTCTCTATAATTACATCTATTACAAATTGCCTCAAACGATATTTTTAACATAATAAATAATCTTAATTCTTTGCCCGAATTTATCAGGCACTAACTTAGCTTCTTTATCCTCTAAAATAGTAAATTATATAATTATTCTCTTTTCCGAATAGACTGGCTTACCTAAAAATAATGCTTCTACCTCCTTATAACTATCTTGAAAAAACTTTGCATTTTTAATATCTAATTTCTTTAAAAAATGTAACTCTAAATCATAATATAATCCTTTAAGGAATTCTAAATTTTCGTTATTTCTTTCTTCTATTGTTGGATATTTAATGTTCTGTAATTGCCAAAGATATTCTTCTTGCTCTCTAGTTAATTCTTTCATAATAGTTTTTTAATATCTTCCTTATTAATTATATTACTATTTAAATCTTCATCATATCTTCCAGATACCCCTTTTGGCTTAAACATCATTGCAAATCCTTTTTGTATTCCATTATTTCTGTTTTTTATGATTGATATTGTTGTTAAGTTGCTCATTCTTACTCCATTTTCTTCTCTATCTTCTTTAGTCTGATTTTTGTCAGGGTTTCTTCTAAGAGCAACAACTAATGATGAAATGTCGGCGATAGCAGAACTATCTTTAATGCTGTTTAAATCAATTTCCTTGCCTTCCTCTTTCTTTATGTGTGCACAGACAAATATCATTACATTGTACTTCATTGCTATCTCCTTAATCTTCTGCATTGTAAATTCAATACTATTGTTTACATTGCGAGCCATAAAGTCTGTGATTGACTTTAAGTTATCAATGAAGATTATTTCTACTCCATATTTATTTACTGCTTCTAAAATACGAGCCTCAATCCAAACAATGCTTTTATCGCTTAATACCTCTGGAATATATCCGTCTGGTATATCATCACCTAGTTTTTCAATTAATCCCTCATTTCTATCCTCATAAGAAAAGTAAAGAGATTTTTTGCCTTGTTTTGCGAACCTTAAAAGTAATTCTCTGGAAAATGTTGATTTCCCGACACCTGATGCAGCAGTTATTGTAAACACATCACCCTTTTTAAGTCGCCCAACTATTTCGTCAAACTTTTTAATGCCACTAAAAATAGAATTCTTTTCGTCTATAATAGGCATCTTAAAGTCTTTCATTGGGATAACCTTACCTGTAGTAGAAAAATCGTCTAAGGCTTCTGATAATAGACTTGTGGCTTCTGTTTTATCCATACCTTCCCTTTGCCACTGCTCAATTTCTTGTATTCTTGCGTTGACCTCGTCAAAGTTGTTTATATTGTTTGCCATATTATTTTTTCTTAAGTTTTTTTATAAGACTATTTTTTGAAATCTTTCCATTAGAAAATTCATACAAATAATCATAATACATATCTCTACAAAAAAGCTTTTTATCTTTTAATGCATCTGATAAACTTCCATATTTTTCTGACATTTCAACTGTGTTATCTTCTGGTATATTATATTCTTTTAAAATAACATCCCATAAATCATCTATTATTTCTGCTAAAAAGTCTGTATCTCCAAAAAATTCTGTTAAACTATTATTTTTTTCTTCTACTTTTTTTAATAAATCAAATATGTCCATAGTTTTATTTTTATTTAATTTTATATGTTAATGAATTATATACTTCCCAAGTTCCGTTAATATCCACTAAATAACGAGAACTATCTTTTTTAATAACTAACTTCTTATCGCCCATAATTTTATTACCAGACTTTTTCCAATCACTAAGAATTTTTAACCATTCAACCTCTGTGTGTTTTATTTTATCAGTAGTTTTAAAAGAAGAATTTTCTTTAGTAATACTCTTCTCTTTCTTTCTTACTACTTCTATGCTAGCATTTTTTAGACGAAATAGTCCTAAATCTAGCATTTTTTTCACCCCTATAGCTACCCTATAACTACCCTTAGGCGTCCTTTTAGCCACCTTAGAGTACAGATAAGGGTAGTCTAAGGGTAGATTGTTTTTACATTTTACTGCTAACATTATGATACCAACAAAATACCATTTCTCTGCATCTGTCAACTGGCAAAACTTATAATCATCTAAAGATTTTTGATACCATTTAATCCAAATATTTTCTCTATCAGAATAGTGTTGATATTTTTCTAAATTGATGACTTCAAAGTATTCCATTTTTTTCTTCTGATTCTTCTAGCTTTTTTAAAAACTCTTCGGCTTTTCTTTTATCGGAAAATATTTGAATTATCTTACCAGCTTCTTTTTCATCTTCTGAAACCTTTTTGATTAAATAATTACAACTTGCGTATGAGTAATTGATATAATATTTTTTCATATTTTGTAACAAAAAGAGCGCCGACCCGCAAATTAAAATCTTTTGGCTATTTTTTTGCAATTAATAATAAAAACTTTTTTTGATAATTTTCCTTTCATAAAGTTGCAAATTTTACAACAAGATACTACATTATTTAAAATATATCCTTCATTATTATTTATTCTATCAATACCAATAGTTTTAATTTCAGAACCACAATAATAACAAGGTGCTTGCCATAAATTTTTAAATTGTTCTGGCGTTAAGTTAAAACTAATATGTCTTTCCTTTGCTAAATATTTTGCTCTTCTCGTTTTTTGGCAAAAGAAACAATTTCTTAATCTTCCATTTCTTGATTGAATTATTTTGGAACCACAATCAAGACATTTGTGATTACTTTTTTTTATATACATAAACTAAAAGCGCCCGCTCCGCAAAGAAAAGGCGCTTATTTAGCTTTGATCATATATTAGCATATTACTAATAATAAATCAATGTGATTTGCGGAGCGCATTGTTTATTTGTTGATTAAATTTTAAAATTAACTGTTCTTATTTATAGTATAAATCTGTGAAACCTTAATGTCAATAGGTAGTCTGGAAATCAAGTTTCTCTTGCTACTCTACTTACATTATAATCCCATCAAAAAATGGTGTCAAGTGGATAAGAAAAAAGACTAACGTCAAAAAAGACAATTAGTCTGATTTCGCACAATTAGATTAGTTACACAATAAAATTCTATTATCACTCCCCCATTTAAATGTTGTAAAACTCTCGGCATAAAGCCTAAAAAAGAAGTTTGATTTTAAAATCGGTGGGAGTGGTAACAAAATTCTATAACAATTCTATAATAACTCTATAATAATTCTTCAACCCAGACTTTACATTCCTTACAGGGCTCATGATTAATTCCTGTTGTGTTCTGTTCTAGTCTACGTAAGTTAATACCTGTTGATTCTTCTTCAACACGTTCTGTTTCACATATTTTACAAATTGTTCGTTTTTCCATAGTTTTTAGTGTTAGACATACTTTTCTATGTCTTTTGAATAAAGATTGACTGTAGGTGGCAAATATTGCGTATAATAACATTTTAAACCGATACTACGGACAAGCCGTCCCCAACCTGCCGTAGTAGAGGTTAATTTATTATATCACCAAACAATAATTAATGCCACAATAACAATGATTATAAAAACAACTAATTTTGTCATTTATTTTGGCAAAAGCTCTGTCGGAACTGAAAACTTATCTCCTAATCTGTCTATTGTTCTCACGCCAATAAATCCGTAAACTATTGTAGAAACTAACACAGTTTCATCAATTCCAATTAAGCCTTTGGCTTTTAAATAAACTATTGTAGCTCCTATTATCAAAGCCCAAAATCTATTTGATAACATAAAGCTGAAATCTAACTTGCCTAATACTTCTTTTATTGTCATTCTATTGATTATGATACCAACGGTTCAATGAACAGCCCCAAACCATTCCGCAAGCGAAGGATATTAGAGCGGTTAAAATAATTGTTGAAATCATTTAATTAAATTACTAATTTTAGTAAGTATAAATTTTATTGTTGTTATCAAGTCATAATTAACTGGTATATTCCAATCAATATATTTTGTGATATCTGTATATATTCTTTTTCCATTTTCTTCTGTGAATCTTTCTGCGTGCAAGTGGGTTCCTAAATAAGGAGGGATTGTTCTAATGTCCACAGCAACAGTTTTTCCGCCAGACATTACAAACCCAGAGTTGCCCATAAAGGCTACTGGCTGCCCTTGGGTTACCGTATCTCCTAAATTTACTGGGAATACTGGTAAACAGTGCCAGTAAAGATAGAATACCCCAGGGTTAATTTTAGAGGCTAACATAATCCCAAAACCTTTCTCCAAGTCGCTTTCATCAGAAGATATCTTTTTAGCTTCAATTATATTACTAACAATACATAACTCTGGAGCTACCAATGGAGTCCCATAAGAAGAACAGAAATCCACTCCAGTATGTCCGTTGGGCTGGTAAGAACAAGGATTGACTCCGAATCCTTGTGATATGTTTGTTTTAGTTGCTGACTTATAAGGTTTACAAATCATAAATAATATAACTTAATTTTTCGTCTTCTTAATAATCTTCTAATAATTTCTATGATGTTCATAATTGTAAAGATAAGGCTTTTATAGGCAAGCCTTTAGCCTATGTGGGTTAGGAGGGTTTTCTGAAACGAATTTCAAGTTCTTTTTTGTTTCTGGTTGCAACCTCTAAGAGATTGCGGATTGTTTTAATCCCTGAAATAAAGTCAGCTAGACCAGTCGTCTTGACTTCATAGCGTTTCACGCCATCCTGCTCGCCCTTGAAAACGAATGTCATTTTAAATCTCCTATTGGTTAAAGAACTCTTTATTTAATTATACCACTATCAACAATATCTGTTAATAGTGCATAACTTTTATGCCATATTTCTTCTATTTTTATAGTTTGGTTTTACTTTTGGTTTCTTAGTAAGAATTAATGTTGGTTTATCTTTTTTGGTAAAAGTAATTGTTTTTTTTGCCATTTTATTTTATGTTAATATTATATTGACTTAATGCTGTCGTCACAGAGTCATTAACCGTTTGATTAATACTAGACTGCACTTGGCTTAATTTGTCAAAATAGATATACATTATTAATGGTATAACAGTTGTGGTTATCACTAATCCACCGCATACCATACCGAATATCCATTTGTCGTGCTCTCTAACTTTTCCGTTTGTCTTAGTAGTTTGAGTGATAATTTTATCGTGATCTAAACCATTTTCGTCAAACTTACTTAGCATAGACTCTTTCAAATTAGCTATTCTCTCAACTATCGCTTCTAAATTTATTGTGGCGTTTTTCTCTGATGCTTCTTCCATTTTTTTAAATATTTACGGAATTTATCCGCACATTTGAGGCTTTTCACCTCTTGTTATTTTGTATCCTACCCTCTGACCTTTGAACCCACAAGCAGGGCATGGTTCGCTTGTAAGTGTTCCATAATCTCTTACTGTTATTTTATTATAATACAATAGTCCGTTATCTTCAAAAAACTTTCCGTCATCTATATGGTATCCTTGACTAACATCATCACAAGTAGTCCAAGCTTTTCCGTATTCAGTAGAGCCGTATATTTCATTCATCTTTATTCCCTTTGGGATTATTATCCCTCCAGCTGTCCCTTTAGCTATGACTACTCTTTTTAATTTATCTCCTTTAATATATTGTTTTATATTAAATCCATATCCGGCCACCACAGTTACATCATTTCTATATTCCATAATCATTTCGCATTCTGTCAATAAACAACTAGCAAATGTTATCCAAAACCCTAGTTCTCTTTTAGGGTCAAAACAATTAAGCACCACATCTTCTTTTTTTAATTCGTAAATATCTTTTATTGTTTTTGCACTAGCCAAAATATTGTTCCAGTCTTCTGAAATTCTTTTTGGCTTATTTGTTGTACCTGATGAAAAAAGTTCTATGTTCATATTAAAAAAATGGGAAAAAATTAGGTTTAATTATTGGTTCGTAAGTTACTTCTACATATAATTGATTAATAAGGAAGTGAGATTTTGATGTAGCACTAAATTCTCCATAAACTCCTAGTGTTGATATAATATTCCACGTCCAATTGTCTGCTCCTGGCCCAGCACCGTCACTTGTTACGTCAAACCACTCTATCGTTCCAGTATCAGAATTACCCATAGATGTATCATGCCGTGTGCCTAATGTTCCATTAAAGTATGCTTTGATATATTGGTAGTTTGCTCCACCGTGGTAGCCTCTTATTCCTATTCTTACTTTAGAAATGGTTCCTGCTGGAAGAGTTCCAACCCCATTAGCCGTGAGTGAACCGACATTTGCTGTATCAGCATAAGTGGTATCAATATTGTCAACAGCATAACCAGAATTAGTAAAAGTCGTGTAAGCAACAATATGATTTAGTGGTATTTGTAATACTACGCTACTCATATATTTTCTATAACATCAATTATTATATCATCAGTATTTTGTTCTTCTTTAATAATATCTTGTGCTATTTTGTTCAATTCAACACTTGTTCCAGATGATATTATTCTAACCAATTTTAAAATATTACTTATCGCTCCATTAAGACAAGTTTTCATCATTGGACACAATTTACACGCCTCGCTAGGTTCTTTCACTCCATATTCTTCAGCAGCTATTTTTTTTATATAACAACACAGCAGTTTTTCTGGACAATATTGTATAACCATTGAAGCAATTTTTTCTCGTTCTTCTGTATTATCAAAATTGACAGTTTTAAGAACTTTTATTATTTCTTTCCAACCATTAAAGCAAACATATAATTCATCTTTTTTAGTATTTGCGTCTATTAAAGTTTTAGCCTTTGTATAAAACTCATCTTGATTAACTTCTTCTGCTGTATGATTTTGTAATGTAATCGGGAATAAACTGTTATCTATCGCAAACTTGTATAAAATGCTTCTCCACGGCCAATAAATTCTCATTTCCTCAGTAAAACCATCTGGAAAAGCGGTGTTCAATTTTTCATATTCCATAGTGTATCCTAAATCTAAATCAAAATCCGTATATCCCTCTTTGTAATAAATTAAAAAAGAAGTAACTAAAATCTTAAAACTTTCTAAAGTAAATGTTCTTATATCAGGATACACTCCCTCTGGAGTTTTCTTGACTATTATATTTGCATTGTCTAACTCACAGTTTAGTATCATTATTCTTGACCTAAAGTCATTAAATTGTATTTACTTAAATCAGCACACCATTTAAAGTGTAACGTCATTCTCTTAGAAGCTACGGTTGTGCTAGGTAACGGAGTTCCCGCTTTAGCGACATAATTTGTTCCGAAAGTAATTGTCCTAGGGGTTGCGTCTGGTTGAATTTCTATCATTATTTGCTCATTAGCTGCTGGAGTAGAAGAAGAATGGTTTGCTATTGTTAAATTAGCCGCTTGAGCTGTTAATGTAAAAACATCATATGTATCAATCTCTGGAGTAAGAGTGGACAGCGATGTGGTAGAATAACTCCTTTTTTGGATTCTTTTATTAGTTAATGTCTGAGCATCAGTTGTTCCTATTAGTGCACCAGAAGGAGCAGTCAGAGATGTCCCCCAAGCAGAACCAGTTGAAACTGCAATCCCTGCATCTGGATAAACCATTGAAGCGGCACCTGGAGTTTCCCAAGTAGGTGCAGATGAAGTACCGCTGGAAGTTAATACTTTCCCAGCAGAACCAAAAACTCCCTCTTGGACATCTCCACTTCCGTCAGAATAAAAGAATCTCCAAGCAGTTTGAGCTACAAATTGAGTTAAATTAGTGTACCCTCCTCCAGATGGAGTTTCCCACGATGGAGCAGCTGAGGCTCCGTTAGACGTTAATACCTTTCCAGCATCTCCAAAGGCTAATTCCTGTACATCGCCTGAACCATCAGAATAAAAAGACCTCCAAGCTGTTTGGTCAACAAACTGCGTTAAATCGGTATAGCCTCCAATATCCAAAGTCGCATTTAATAACTCCACAGTCATCTTCTTTCCTACAACTATTGTGTTAGCGTTAGACGCTGAATGTCTTACTCTTATGTATATTGTGTTATTGGCAGTAGAGTCTATAGCCCTAGCATTTCCAGACGCACCAAACACTACAGGCCCAGCACCACCTCCGAATACTGTTGCCATTATATCTCCTACCTGAGAATTAGTAGCCCCGTTTGCGTTTAGATTAAAAATAGCCGTAAAGGAACCCGTACCAGAAGCAGATGCTATTGTTGAAGACGTAGCTTTTGCTATTAGGTTTGTAGTTGCCGTTCCTCCATAGTAGAAAAAAAATGTTAATTTCTTAGAAGAACCTGATATATTTGTATAATTACCATTAGCGGTAATTCTAATAGTCCTGTTTGTAGAAAGTGTATCTGCAGGAACAGTATAACTCCATAATGTCGTCTCTGCTACTGTATTGCTCACTGAAACAGAAGTTGTACTAGTTGACAAAGATTGTGTAAGTGATACAGATGTACCTCCACCGCCACCTCCTCCGCCGGCTGGTACAGCAAACACTCCGTCATCTCTTAAAAACTTTGTTCCGTCTGGCGTTCCTGTTCCTAAGTTTGCAATAGGTACGATTCCAGCCCCAGATGGTATAGACGCTAATCCTGTAAATGAAGCTCCTGATACTTTATCAGCAGTAGTTATCTGGCTAAGCTTTGAGTCTGCTATTGAGCCAGCCAACATAGCACTAGTAACTCCAAGAGCTTTTACTTGCAATAATCCAGCACCACTTTTTTCTATAGAGCTATCGTCTGTTTTTACATAGAGAGAATTTGTAGAAAGACCTAAACCACCATTAGCTAGTAAGTCAGCTTGTATGTCTGTACCAGATGTCTTTACTCCAAGGGAGGCTGTATAGGCTGTTATATACGAAGCTATAACGAATACTAAATCAGAAGTTCCTAATGTTGGGCTAGGAGTTATTTGAGTGAAAGTGTAATACTTGTTTGCAGAGCTACCACCGAGTATAAATGTTGACGTACCAGGTACTACGTCTGCGTCTGAGTTATAATCTGAAGCTCTAGTAGGAGCACCAGAAGCATTTACAACATAAATTCCATTCTCTGAAGCATCTGCTTGGTTTTTTATCAAAATCCTATCTCCAGTTACCAATGTTACCGTGTCAACAACATCTCCGTTCTCAAAACTACTTGCTAGTGTTCCCGCTGTTACTGTAGCCACAACGCAAGCCTCTTTATATATCCTACCCTCTGCAATAGCATCAACATAATATTTAATAGCGTGTTGCGAGGCTACTTTTGAATTAGAGTCAGCAGATAAAGTAACATCTGTATCTAAATATGTTGTAGGCAAAGCTCCCACTTGTGCAGCGGTGTAATCTCCAGTTTGCGCTGTTACCGCTCCAGTTCTACCAAAAACACTGGCTACTCCTAGTGAAGATAAATCAACCCAGTCATTCAAATTTCCACTAGAGTTGGCTAATGGTAAACCTCCTGCGACTGGAATATCTGTAGCCCATTGTTTTACGCTTGTTTCGGTAATTGCCGTGTCTGCAAGCACATTGGTAGAACCGTCAGATAGAATCTGATTAGCGTCAACAAGTCCGACAAAAGCGTCGTTCTTGGGCGATATTTTAGCTATTACTTCTACATCTCCTGATGCCATATTTTTTTTATGTTACTGTTATTGTTGTTGCTCCAAGGTTTGAATTGGTCGACCTATAAACATTATAATCTTCTGTGTATCCATTTGCGTTTGTAATTGAAACTACCTCTGGGTCTAGAAATCCACCTACAAAGGTATTTACTGTGAAGGTTACATCTCCGAGTCTCAAAGGTAGGGCGTATATTATATATTCTCCGGTAGAAGCTGTAACATTTATTGTTCTCCCTTTTGTATTTGAGGCTGATGAATTAGCCAATCCCTCTACATCGCTTTCTGAATAAGAACCTGTTACTTCGCTAATTCCCCAGTAAATATAATTAGTTATGTTAGAGGTTGTGCTAGTGGATAGTACGTGACTTCCTAATCCAGCTTCGGTTGACCTATAAACTTTGTAATCTTCTGTAAAACCTAAGCTATTAGTAACCGACACAGTTTCTGGAGACTCAAATGGACAACTTACAGAATTGTATAGAAAATATTGTACTGTTGCATAAGATGCTGGGTGGGCAAATAAAACATACTCTCCAGCAGACAAGGTGACACTAAAACTTCCAATATATGAATTAGAAAGCAACGTTCCACCTAATGCGTTTACATCTGTTGAGTCCCAGCCAGTTGTTTCAGAAGACGAGCCATATTTTATGTTGTTTCTAAAATTTACTAATGAAGTAGAAGTTTTCGGTACAGAATTTTTATAGGCAGTTAAAGTAAACAAAGCGGTTGTGTCTTTACTTGCTGGATAGTTTATCGCTTCTGCTGAAGTTCCTGCTGTATATGGAGATGACAATGTCAAAGGATTTGTCCACGTCATTCCTCCGGTGCCGGCTAAGTTGATACTCGCTGAATCTGCTGGTCCGTTAGTATATGAAGCAGAGAATGTAACAGCTCCAATGGCTTTCCAAACACCTGTGCCTATCAAATATGTCGCTGATAGGTTTGTGGTAAAAGTAGATATTGAGAAACTAAAGTCTGTTCCAGCAGGTGCGTTTACCCAATTTACACCATCAAATATCAAAGTATCGTTTACTTGTGGGTCTGTTATTACTGGAGCAAAGTCTGAAGCTGTAGCAGAAATCGTGTGAGTTGCGTGGTCGTAACTTAATCCTGTTCCTATGTAGAAAGGAGTAACTAATCCGTCTACAACGTCCCAACCTACCAATATGTCTTCCTCTGGAGAAGTACCTAAAGAAAAACCACCAGCTGTTATTTTTCCAGTAGTAGTAAAATTTTTACTTCCTAAATTAACATCTGTAGTTGCTCCTGTATACGGTATCAATCCTGATAATGGTGATGTTGCCAACCACGCAGTGAATACTGGATCTGTTTCAGTAGTTAAATATGTACTTGAATCTAAACTGCCATCACCCTTAATAAATTGTGAAGAAGTGCCAATTCCTGTGGAAGTCAGATTTTTTGAAGCATCAGTAAAAACTAACTTTGAGGCAATTAAAGCTGTTATTTGTAATGTATTAGTAAATATCTGTGTTTGTGAAGTAGCCCCTGTGGTTGCACCTGTAGCTAATACTGCTCCAGAAAGAGACGTTAAATATCCTGCTGGATTGGTGGAGAGAGGGTAGTAATAAGTGTCGGCTTGGGTTTTGGTGAGACCTGCATTTCCGGCTTCCCACAGTTTTGTAGTAGAGTTATAAACCAAAGCCTGTCCATTAGTCGGGCTTGGTACTGAGACATCGTGAAGTTGAAATAAGTTGCGCCAACCCCCACCATTAGGTATTCTGTTTGTAGGTTCTGGGATATTCTTTAAGACACTGTAATCTAAGACTTCCTTTAGTTGGTTTAGTTTGGAGGCAATCTGATCGCCCGTGTCTGGCGAGCCGTTTTGGCCATCCTTGCCTGGTTTTCCGTCTAAACCGTCAATTCCAGGCATACCAATAGGGCCTTTTTGCCCCTGTGGGCCATTCTTACCTGGCACCCCTGGCTTTCCATCAACTCCGTTAATCCCATCTTTAATAGCGAGTTTTTTGCGTAGTTCTTCGGCTTTAATTTGTATTATCCTTTTTTTCATTTAGATTATTTGAAGCTCAATTATTTCTTCTTCATCTAACTTTTCTTCTATATTTTTTAGTTGGTCTTGAATCGCAGTCAAATCTGTTTCTGGGATTGCATCAATCTTTTCTTCTAAAATCAAAAAGGATTTTGCCAAACCTAAGTTCTCCGGTATTGATAATACCTTTGCTTTTTCTGCGATGCGTTGGAGTTGTTCTTTTGGAGTTGACATATTTGTTGTTAAGATGTAAGATTAGGGTATTATGATATTACTAATAATTTCTATATTATTTATATCAGCCATTTTTTCTCTTTTCGGAGTATGGGATTGGCTATTTAGCGACTGGAATTAAGTTTTATTAAGCTATTTCTAATCGCTGGATTTGCTTTATAAAGTTTATCAATAACTGTTGGACTTTCATTAGCCAACCAAGAAGCTATCCTTGTCTTAAAAGCAGTTGATTGCATTGCTTTGTCTAATGTACCAACTCCAACTCCAGCTAATAAAGCAGGTATAGTTGCCCCGCCAGTGGCTACTGCCGTTATCAATCCTGCTGCACTTCCTACTTTTATAGGCATACTTATTAAATTTTGTCTTTGCAAAATCATATTTCTGTGTGTTATGGCGTTGTCAGCAGCAATCATATTTCCATATTTATCATTAAGGTTAGAAACTTGGTCATATAACTCAGGACTTACGCTCTTTACTTTCCCCATTACCTCTCCGTTTATAATTCCATAAACCTGTTTTAATGCCTTGTTGGTTATTTTATCGTCAGAAGGGTTACCAGTCCATTTTGTAATATCTCCAACCAATCCTTTTGCATCAATACCTTCCACAAAAGTTAAATTTTTTCCATCTCCAACGTAATTAAGTAAATCACTTTTTAGTCCCTCAAGCCTTGTGATAAGGGCTTTATTTGTTTCAGGTGCTTTTTGTGCCTGCTCAATTGCTTTATCTATCGGATCTGTTAATCTGCTTAAATCAACTGTTGCTTTTCCTTCAATAGATGAAGTTATTTGTCCTAATTCTTGTCCTGAGGCTATTTTTGCATCTCTAACTTTTTGCCCTAACTCATCTAGACTGTTAGCAGTAATTCCCGATTCAGCAATTGCTTTCCCAGGGTCTTTGCCATAAGCAAAATCTTTCTGTAACGGTTTAATTAAACTATTTACAACTCTACCTGCATTATCGGGGTTTTTTAGTAACTCTTTTGTTACTTGCATACCTCCAATTACCACTGGTGCGGCAACACCTATCACAGTTCCTAATCCTGGCTTGAATGCATCCCCGTCTTCTTTACCTGCCTGTAAATTTTGATTTACATCCATTCCGTAACCTATCGCTCCTCCTTTTAATGCTTGTTTGCTAGTTTCTTTTACTATTCCCTTAACAACTTGCCCTGTTGTTCGTTTTACTGCTTCCTGTACTACTGGAGCAATAGCTTTTTGTCCTAATTTAAAACTTTCCATTCCTGCGGTTGCTTTCCCATAAGTTCCAGCCAATAAAATATTAGCACCTACGCCAATAGCATCACCAACAATCTGTGCTGGAGTTCTAACATCACCAATTATACTTTTTCCCACGCCTTGTGCTTGAGTATAATTTTCAATTGCCATTTGAGCATATTTTTTCTTTAGCTCTGGATCTGTTTGTTTTTTAGCTAATTCTGTTAGGGTGGTTCCATTATCCATATACTGCTTTGTAATTGCATCTATTTTCTTTTGTCCTCCAAATAATCCTAAGTATGCTGCTTGCCCTATATCCTGCCCAAAGTTTTGCTCTGAAGTAGTAATAGCTTTCCCAATATTAGCCAACCCAGCTGCCGCTCCACCTATTACTGGAATTTGTTTATATTTTTCTATACCTACATCTGACTTTTGTATAAAAGGACTTTGGTTAATTACTGAAGGGATAGCATTTAATTCGGATATCCTTTTTTGAGCATTATTTTGTTGGATACCAGAACTGGATAATCCAGTTATTTTATCCATCTCTGCTATTTTTTCTGGTGTCATATTATTTTATTAGTTGTTTAGCTTTTAAATAATCTATAACATCTATGTCGTTATATCCATTGTTAAAAAGTGACATTATTTTATCTTGAGTGTCTTTATCAGACTTTTGCCAAAAGGTATTCACCTGTGCTTTTGCGTCTTCTGCTTCTTTCACTAAATCTGCGTTACTCTTTTCTGAGTTTTTTAAACTGTCATAAGCGTTTCCTAATGTATTTCGGTATGCAGAATCTATATCAGAACTTATCGTTTTCAGTCTTGCTTTTACAATAGTGCTATTTAATATCTCTCCCTTGTTAATTCCAGGAAATATAGATGCAATATCTTTTCCTTCCTGTTCTGAATATGCAGTACCAGAAATCGCATTACGATACTTTTGAAGTGATGATGCTATTTGAACAGCCAAGTCAACAAGTTCGGGTTTATTTACTTCACCTAATTTGTTGACTACTTTTTCAAAATTCCCTGTCAAAATGTCCGTGTCTCCTCCAGCTTTATAAAAGGATTGCAAACTATCTTGCAGTTGTAGCATAGCATCTCTTGTTTGCTCATTCTTATCAAGAGCCGTAGCTAATGTCTGCCCCATTATATTCTTAGTCTGGTTTTTTATTACAGAGAAAGCGTCCTCACCATTATTAATTGAAGCTACTAAATCTTTTTTCTGTTCTGCAGTAAATTTAGAAGAACCTAATATGGTCTGTATAGCAGTATTCTTAGCTTTAACTTTCTCATTATATGTTTCTGCGTCTACTGGAGTTTGACCTGCAGCAATTGCAGTTTTCTTATAAGAGTTATAATCACCTACAAAACTTAAAGTACTATTTTCAGTATCTTTTGAACCTCCATAACTTTGTATTACCTTGCCAGTGTTTTTATCAATAAGAATTGTATTTCCATTATCAAGTTTTACAACATCGGTGCTTGCTGTTTTTAAGTGAGGTGAAGCCGCTGAAATAGCCTCATCAATAGTTTTAGCGTTGCTTATAGATGACAAAATCGTAGAGTCTGTAACTCCATTTTTAGCAACTTCAATCATTAGGTTTTGTCTTGCAGTATCGTCTGATTTTTGCTTATCAATATCCTCTTGTTGTTTCGTCAGTAATGCCTGTTGAGCTGTCTTTGCTTTTTCTTGAGCTGGAGTTAGTTCATATTTATCTAAAGCGTCTAAGTTTGTTTGTTTAGCTTTAATATCTGCCTCAATTTGAGAATATTTGGCTTCTATAATCTGATCTGCGTATCCTTTTGCTTTGTCATACTGACCCTGTAAAATGGCAGTGCTTTGAGCTAAAGAATACTGTTTTAAAGCGTTTTGTCTTAAAGCTCCTGCAGATTGTGGCGCTACTCCCGCATCAGTTGCACCTGTATTTTTATTGTTTTCTTGAACTATTGATGGTATCAAATTAGCTTCACTTTGTAAATTAGTTGATTGTGAGGCGTAGTCCTTCAGCTGGTTGTATAAATCTGTTACACCGCTTGAGTTATATAGTGAGTTTGTTTCTGCTGTTTTACCTCCTAATAAAGATTGTAAATTAGCAATATCGCTTGTCTGTTGTTGTGCCTTTTTTAGTTCAGCGTCATATTGAGCTTGTGCTGTGTTATAACTATTCTGTATGTCTGCGTTTGCAGAGGAAGTATTATAAACACTTGAGTCAACTGTTGGAGTCGCAACCACTGGCACAGTCGCTACTGGAGCCATAGTAGCACTGGATATTATATTAGGGTCTTGTCGGATATTAACCGTATAAGGATTACCATTGCCGTCTATCCTTGTTTCTGGTTTATATATTCCTGTTTCGTTTGTATATGTATCTGCCATAGTTTTTTATTTATGTAATAGATGTAATAATTCCGTTTTTTGTAATAATATTTACGCTACCTCCGCCTACTGGAATTGACACCGTATGCGTTCCGTCTGCGATTACTGCCGTCCCACCAGTTTTAGTTAATTTTAAAATTTCTTCTGCTGTTATTTTTCCTTTAAAAATAGTGTTTCCGTTAAAATATACTGGGTTTGAGAAAACATCTTTATCAATAAAATGTTGCCTATAAAAAATATCTACAAGTGAAATGATTTTTTGCGTCGTGTTATCCAGTTGTATTTTCAGCGTGTCTATTTGTTGCTGTAATTCTATTGTTGTTGGCATTTTATTGATTTAAGTTATCGTATTCGTATTCGTAGTTTTTTATTTCTACCCCCCCAGTTGACTCAAGTTGAAATTGCAACTCTCGGCCAGCGATAAAAGCATTACCATCAACCTGCATCGTTGTTTGCTTCATATCTTCAATAGCGGTAGTACTTTCTGAGATAATTGAGGTCATTGCAGAACCGTCAACAGAGTATTTAACTCCAATAGTTCCACTTGCTTTGCCTGTAAAGTATATTCTAAAGGCTTTAAGTTGTTTGTTTTTTCCTCTATCTGCAACCGCCATTCCAGGGTTTATGGTGGTCTTGTAAGTTGAAACTGAAGTATATGTTGCTGTTTCCCCTAAATATGAAATTACTTTTTGTCGCATTAAAATATATGCACCTGCGACTGTAGAAAATAACCTCCACATAATATCTCCTATCATTGAAAGTCCGGCAAAAGCCGAACCAATCGTAGTTCCGTTGTAATAATATCTGTCTTTTGTAATTATCCAATTTCCCTCTTTATTTTTTCCAAAAACGTAAATACAGTCGTCATTATTAAATCCAAAATAAAGTTTCTCTCCATTTTTTACTTTTAGTGGGTTACCTGTTTGAGTCCCCGTGATAACTATTGATTTTAATGTTTCAACTGTTCCTCCTGCATAGCCTCTAACTCTAATCTTGTTTACCATTGCGGTGGTTAAAGCATTTTGTGGTTGCATTACTGCAATTAAGATATTGTTTAGATTCTCTAATATTAAAAGGTTTCCATCTCCAAAGTTTACCTGTCCTTGGAGTGTGTTTATTGAAGCATCTCTTCCCCATAGATAAACTATAGAATTTCCATTTCCTCTTAATGGTCGCATAGAGATTGCCAGATAAGTTCCGTAATCAGTTTGTGATGTCGCTTCCATATCTGTCGGTAAGATTGTTGTTGTAGTTACCAAAGACGAATCGTTCCAAGAGGTTATGGTTGAACCAATAATAATATAAAGAATCTTATCTTCTGGGTGAACAAAAGGTTTTGCATAAAATTGCGAAGAAGTACTAATAGTTCCAATCGTAGTTATTGAACCTGCACTGTCATATCTGTAAAGTATATATTGGTTGCTTACGTTGTAAGCTAATCCAAAGGCTTTATTTTTATAAATTACCAAACTATTTTTTTGATAAGTATTTCCTGCTGCCACTGCCTGAGAAGTAAAAGCGGTAACTATGTCTGATTTAGTATAAAACGTTGGCTTTGCAGATGCTCCGCTTTCGTAACCTACTCCAGTCATTAAATAAGAAGTCCCAATTAAAGAAACATCAACATCAGAAATTTGGAGGTCAGCCATTGCTCCTGAAGCCGGAGTTTCTACTATTCCGTCTGGGTATGGCAACAATTTATGTGGGTTTGTAAATATATCAAAATTTAAAGACTTCTCACACTCGTCTGTTGCAAATGTTCTTATATCTTCTGCGTGTCCTCCGTCAAATTTTACTTGTGTTGCTGTTGGCATTTATTTGCGTTTTAATTATTTATTGAGCTTCCCACATTATTTATCTTGTTACTACTGGATAATATTTTGCCACAAAATTACCAGCCGAACCTCTTGTCCAAGTAGTTCTTATAACCAGTTGAGTCGCACTTATACTTTGTATTGTTATTGTTACTTGCTCATCTACACCTGCACCAGTAGTTCCTGCCGTTACTGCGGAATTATCTATCGTAGTTGTCGCTGGTGTGAAATTAGCAGAAGCCGCATTTTTCAAAAATGTCATATTGCCGATTAAAGTTGTTCCATCAAAAGTCGCTGTTCCGACAGTATAAACAATAGTGCTTGACTTATAACCTTGTAACCAATAATATAGTGTAATTGCTTTAGCTGAAAATGGTAATGTATATGTTGTGTCAGTATATCCACTTGCAGAAGAATTTCCCAAACTGGTTACTGCCCCAACATAACTACCTACATTATTATCTACATAAGTCTTAACTGCTTTTTGAGAAGGTATTTTAGCGTCTGAATTATCAGCCATTGTGCCGTCTATGCTTTTTCCAAGAGTTGAAGGGTTCACGAATAACCTTGCTGAAGTTCCACCTGCGGCAGTGTTAGCATCAATTTCAGCTAGTGTGGCTTCCTCTACAATACCCTTAACAGTAGTAGAAGCATCCGATGTAACAGTTTCAGTGTCCCAAGCTGGAACTCCACTAGCTAGTTTTAATATCTTTCCATCTGTACTAACTGCTAATCTTTTAAGAGTTCCGTCTGAATGTCTGTAACAAATATCGCCAGTAGCGTCTGAACCAAGAGTTATTTTTGTTCCTGCTCCTAAATTTTTATTAGTTAAGTCTTGAGTCGCTGATTTGCCGACTGCTTTGTCTGCTCCTGTTATTTCAGATAAAATATAATTAAAAGTTCCTGTTACTGCCGAACCAACTATTCCAAGTAAAGTTTCAACAGCAATAATAGCCGTTCTCATTGCCGTATGATTTGCAACGTGATTCGTAGATAGGGGCGTTGATGCACTTTCTACAGGTATTGTTGTGTTGTCGTCTAAATTTGTTGGAAATGCCATTTTAGTTTTTTACTTTATTTTTAGGATTTATTATATTTTTTATTAAATTTACTAAACTTGCAAAAGGACTTCCCCAAGAATATCCACTATCTCCCCAAGTAACAACATCATCTCCCCAAAAAGCATAACCTCCTTTTCTACCATTGTTAGGTGTGATATTATGTTTTGTTTTGTTGACAGGTGAGATAGGCATATTAAATACTTGAAATTGTCTCTGGCGTTATTGTTTGTGTAAAATCCTTATTGCGATTTTTCCAATACTTTTTTATTGCACCCTCCATTCCACTCTTTCCATCTTCTCCATATAAAGCAATTTTATATGCCGGAGCTTGTGGGAGTCCTTTGGCCAAGCAATAAAAGTAAGATGGTCTGAGTGATAAGTAATCAATATGAACCCAGGGGATACCTGGTTTTTTAGTTGTATCACTTACCGTAAAATATGTTGGCGTTCGGTTTACCCAAATCTCTAATCCATCGGTCATATCATAGTTAGGTTTTTGCACCAAGAATATACCGTTGGCGGTTAAATAATACTCTTCTGGCGTGCTTCCATTCACAGTACTTAGCTGGTCATCTGTAATTTCATCTTGATTTATCTGCCTTAAAGTTGTCCAGTTTATGCCGTCTGGATTTAAAATTCTAACTTTATAGACATCTAAAATCTGGTTTCCCTGGAAGTCTTCGGTAAAAGAATAATCTTGCTGGCCTGAAACAACATCTCCATAAATAATAGGATAATCAACCTGATTTGTGTCATCAGCTGGTCTCCAATTCCCATCACTGGAATTAGCTAAAATAAAATACCAGTTTAAGGCAGAATTTACATCAACTGTTTTTGCAGCCAATGGATAGCTACTGGTAGTATTATTTTGCGTATTTGTTTTACGCATTATTGAATCTAATATTTCTGAATAGTCAAATGCCATATTTTTTATAATTATTTAATCCTTGCCAACCTCATAATTGAGATTGACAAAGTTACGTAACTATGGGCTACGAAGCACTGAATGGAGTGGCAACTGTGCTTGTTGCATTTGTAACTCCTGTAACTAACCAAGTTGTGCTATTTAAGCAAGTGCATCTAAAGCTATCGCCTTTAATTCCACCGGTTGTTGTACCGTTAAGAATAACCGAGATATAGCTTGAGCCTACTAATGCTTTCCAAATTGCTACTGTATCTGATGAATCTGTATCGCAATTTATAATAGAACCTACCATAAGTTCTGAAGCAGAACCTGTAATAACTTTGTAAGAAGGTGTTGTGTTTGTTACAGAACACGCAAAATCAAAGAAAGTACCGACTGCTGGAGTTTTTGGAAGGGTTATTGTACTGCCTCCTGCTCTATCCAATAATACTAAAGAACCAGATTGATGTTCTGCAAGAGTCAATGTTGCTCCTATGCTTGAGATCACTGGAAGTCTTCGGTATTTTGGAAGGCTTGAAGGATATTGTGTTTCATTTGCCAAATTCGTGATTATCTTATTATTTTTTTAAAGATAATTATTTAATTTTTATCCTATGGTCTGAGGGTGGTTGTTACACTACCCTCAGCCATAAGTTTTGCCTATTTAGGCGACATTCAAATCGAACAAGACCGGAACCATTTTAGCCCAAGCTTTAAACTTGCGGTCGATTCTGCTCTCTAATCCAACACCAGAAATTTGCGCACCACCTACAACTGGATTGATAATTGTTTTCATCTTTCCGTAAGTGTCTTTAACAACATAGCAATTAAATGCTTTCTTAACTCCTGCAAAGACGTGTCCTGCAACATTCTTTGAAGTTGAATAATTTTCAACACCAAGATATTTGAAACCTTGTTTGATACCATTTTTCAAAGCATCGTCTGCGGTATTGAATCCTTCTGAAGAAGCTAGCAATTCTACTAATGTGTAGTCTGCTTCTCTCCATTGAATAAAAATACCATTTCTATTTGCTAATTCTCCACCTCCAGCTGTTCTAATAGTTTGCTTTATAAAAGCAATTATAGACTTAATGTTGGAGATAGAAACTGTAAGAGTAGATGTGCCTGTTCCAGGAACTCCTGAACCAGCGTCTCCTAAGTTTGTCCATTGAGCGTGTTCTAACAACATTGATGTTTCCATTTTCTCATTCAACATTGTTCCTACATTGTCGGCGATTTCCATAAAGTCTGAAAAAGACTTCTGGGCTAAATCTGCATCGTCAATGTGTGTTGCATCGTAATCGTAATCGGTTACGCTTACTGTCTCATCGTTTGTTGCAACTGCAACTGATGTATAACCTGTTCCCCTTGTTCCTGTTGACACGGTTGTGTCTGTTAAATAAGGATTGCGATGAATACCGGTGTTATCATATTTTACATTGCAAACTTCTTTCCAAATGCAAGGAGCTGAAAGCCTTTCTTGCAATTTTTCTTCATAGGCGATTGAAGGTATGACTGCCATTTTTACTTTTGTCAATAGCTGTATGTTTTGAGCTACTGATGATTATTTTTAATAAATAATCAAATGTTTAGATTCTTAGCTGTTATAAAAAATGCCTTTGCTTTTTGCTTTAGAGTCTAACGCATTAACAACTTTGATTCTCATCTCTTTCGGGACTTCGTCTAAGTGTTCTGCATTTGGGCCAGCTTTCACTACCCAATACTCAACACTGTCAGTTGCTACTCCACTTGAGCGTTTGCCCGTTGGAGTTGCATCTGCGGTTTGAGCCAATGCTCTAAAGTTTTCAAGTTGCGTTTTAAAGTAACCGTTTTCTAATAGTGAGTCTAAATCCCCACCTGATTTCTTTAATTCGCCTTGTACAAATTCAAATTCTTTTGCACCCTTGATGCCATTGGCGGCAAGGTATGCCTTAGCTCCATAATCTAACACATCTGATTTTTTGGAGTCGCCTTTTGTTTCCAGTTGTGCTTTAAGTTCTTTGACTTTTGCTTCGGCTACTTTAGCTCTAGCAAATGCCTTTCGCTCAGCATCTGTAAACTTAGGTTCTTCCTCATTGACTTTAGTTTCAACCTCAGCGGTTTCAACTTTTGTCTCTTCTTCGCCATTTGAATTGTCGGCGTTCAAATTTTCTTCATTTTCCATAGTTTTTTATGGGTTTGGTTACCCAATGTGCCATTTAAAAGTTGGCTTCTTATTTAATTGTTTTTTTATTGTGCTGGTACTTCTGGTGTTGGCTCTGCCGGAGCTTCCACTGGTGTCTCTGGTGTTGCTTATGGAGCAACTGGTGTTTCGTCTGTCATTTTTGTTTATTGTTAATAATAATTACTACTAAGATAAATCCACAACTGCTGTTGCATCTACTGCGGTTCCACCAACTGTTACGCTCAATCCTCTGGTGAAATCCACATCTCCTAAATCAATCATTCTGCCCCATTCTGCGGTATTTGTTCCAAGAGTGATTGTGTTGAATAACACATTTCCTGTTGCACCTGTTCCTGAGGCTAATGTTCCTGCTCCCCAAGCATAATTTCCTAAAGTGGTTGTGGTTGTTATTGCGTTTCCTGCTACTCCATTTAGTCTTGCTTGGATTATCTGTGAGTCTGCGGCATTTGTTGTAGCGATAACATCTGCGTTAATTGTCGTTCCTGTGGAATAATCTGTTCCGGCAATTCCTGTTAGGTTAATAGCTTTTTTTATGTTATCTAAGAAAGTTGCCTCATCTGATACCCACAAGATTTCGTCTGATACTGCTGTTGCGCCTATTGTTTCAGAAAGTTCCAAGACTGCTGTATAAACTCTGCCGTTTATTGTAATTGTAGCGGCGTCAGAAGTTACTGCTGGGTTAGCATTTCCTGTTCCGCCTCCGCAAGTGGAATCTGCCCAAGTTGTATTAGCTAATGTTTCAGTTGTCGCCAGGGCGTTGATAACTGCTACCTGCGCGGCTGTACCTGTTAATCTTGATCTGATTGTTTGAGCTGTGTCTGTATTAGTTGTAGCTACAAAATCTGGATGAGCTACTGTACCTGTTGAATATTCTGTTCCTGCTGTGCCGGTGCCGTTTATAGCGGATTTTAAGTTATCAAGCATTGTTGCCTCGTTTGCACCTTTAAGAACCTGATAAGCAATTGCTGTAGCTCCAAGAGTTTCTGATAAGACATCTACAATTGTGTAAACTATTGCCCCAATAGTTACTGTTGCTGCTCCCGTTGTTACTCCAGGGTCAGAAGCTCCTGTTCCTCCGCCCAATGTTGTGTCTGGGAATGAACCTGTTGCACAAGTTTCAGTCGTAGCTACTGTGTTAAGTGAAGTTCCTGGGACTCTACCCCATAATGTGACTGTTGTAGCATCGCTGGCTGTACAAATTACTTGGGTGTGTGCTGTTGTGCCGAATCCACAAGCCTGACCGATATATGCGGCTGTTGCGTTTATAGCGTATTTTAGATTAAGCAATGAAGCTGTAAGTGTAGCTCCAATCTTTACCTGTACTGCTGTTGCTGTTGAAGCTGTGTCTAAGGTGTCTTTCCAAGTATAGACTACTGAACCGATAGTGATTGTTTCTGCGGCTGTCCCCCCTGTTAAGGTTGTGTTTGAACCATCCCAGTCTAAGTGTGAGTCATCTTCGGTAGCGGCAATACTATTTCCTGCTGTTCCGGCAACTGCGGCTGTTACTGTAATTACATAGGTTGAAGTTCTTACAACGCTTACCAAATCACCTGCGGCTTGCCTTTCCATTGCGTTGAAAAGGTTATCCATTGTTTCAGCGCAAGTATTTCCTAGTGGTACATTTACTGCTGTGTCTGTTCTAGTTGCTGAAGCTCCCAATGCTACGAATGTATAAGTTGTGCCTCCTAAGACTACAACTTTACCTGCTGTCGGCTGGGTTTGGTCTGAAGTTAAAACTGCACTTGCTTTTGTAGCATCTAAAAAATTAGCAGATTTCGTGAATACTGTTGTTGCGTGACTTCCTGCCACCATTGCTCCTGTGCTTGTGAGCACGTTTTGAGCGTGATAAGCTGGTGCGCAAGCTCCTGTGCTTGTTAGTGTGCCTACTGCTACTGCTGAACTTGCTTCTAATCCGTCCATAAAAGCAACTGTTCCGGAGTTATGGCTAGCGATTACAAGCCCTTTTAGCTTGCCAGGCCCTTTTGCTAAAAGTCCTGATTGTATTACTCTAATTGGTATTGACATTTTTTTATTTTATTATTTTAATAATTATTAACACTTTGGTTTTCTTCTTTTTGACATATTATATTGCTTCATTAATTGTTTCGTTTTTTGGCTCTGGTTTTTTACTTTTGATTTTTACTAACTCTGCATAGCCTCCTTCTAAAGCGTTAATTCCCTCATAAAGTGCGCGTAACTTGCTACCTAATTTCTCATCTGTATCCTCTCCATTTACAAGTACCAATGCTCTGTTTTTTAATGGGTTATGCTTTTTTCCTTTTGACATTACTCCTTGTGAATAAATATGTTGGAGGATTACTTTCTTGACTGCCTCAAACATTACTTCGTTTGCACAAAACCTTTCTATTTCTAAAACCTCTTGCTCGTTTAAATATTCTTGTTCCATTTTTATATTGTTTAATTATTATTTATACTTCTCTAAAACCTGGCGTTGAAAGTTAATTATTTAGAATGTTTTTATTGATGAGAAACTGCAATTTTTCGGAGTAGAATTTGCTTGTAATGACAAACTACTTCCTGTGCAATTTAAGGCATTACCTAAGGATGTTGTGGTGTTTCCCAGTGTTATTGTTGACGAACCTCCGCACCAGTAATAATAAGGTTGATACCAAGGTTCTTTTATATAAACTGGTTTAACAACTTCTTTTATAACTTCAACAACCCTTTCTCTTGTTTGAGATAATCTCTCTACTAAATCTCGTAAAAACTTTATCTCGGTTTCAAGAGATTTTACATCTCTTTCATCCTCTATCTTTTTATTGAACAAAATCTCTCGTGCTTCTTCTTGAGTAATAATTTTTTTGTCTATTAAGGTTGTTATTTCCTCAACAGTTGGCAACTTACCCAATCGCCAAACTAATTCTTCTTTTTTCGTCATTTTTTTTGTTCAACGCCAGATTTCAAAGAACTATCTTATTACATCGCCATTGCTGGCAAAATACTCTTTCCAATAATCTCTATTTATTTGCGTTTTTGCGTGGCATTTCCTACAAAGTGCTATCAAATTATCTGGGTTGCAATTCTTTTTATCGTAATCTATATGATGAACAGATAATGCTTCGTCCCCTTGTGGCTCTTTACATAATTGGCAAACATAATGGTCTCGTTCTCTAATTGCTCTTTTAATAGTTATATTCCAATCTACTGAATATGGCTCATAAGAAACTCCACCTCTCCACATTGGGTTATTTATTCCTTTTTTGAACCCATTTGCGTTTCCAATTTGTTTTAAACTTAATTTATTCCTAACATTCGCTCTTTTAGCAGGATTGTTTTCTCCCATCATATAAGGTATTTTTTTATCTTTGTTCCAAGGAGTCCTACCGTTATTTATCTTATGTCCTTTTTTAAATGATGTTTGGTTTGCCATTTGTTATGCTACTGCTGTTTGTAAGGGTGCTGGTTGCTCTAAATTGGGCTGTGGTTGCATTTGTTGCTGTGGGTTGGCTGTTTGTGCTGGTGTGATGATTGAAGTGTAATCTATCGGGCTAAGTCCACTATCCTCTAAAATCTCATTAAAAGGTTTAGCTAACGCTGAAAAAGGAACTCCCATTTTTGTCATTGTCAAAACTAAATTTGAAAGTTTGTCGGCATTTCTCGCTAAATCCTTTTGTTTTCCCTTAATAGAAATATACACTGATACAGGAATGTCCTTTAACTCGTCTTTAACAACCTCAAAGAATTTTCTGTTGCCACCTTTTTTGAACTCGTCTTTGTATTGTTGAATTAAAGCTGGTTTAGTTTCTTGAGTTACTATTTCGCCATTAAGTATCATATCCAAAACTTTCTTTTCGGCTTTGTTTGTTGCAATAGTCGTGCTAATTTCAATCATTTCATCTAAGCTCAACTCTTCTGAAAACTTAACTCCGCTATTCATATCATCCACTAAGTATTGCAATATCCAGTCTCGGTAAAGAACGTCTGCAAAGAATGTTGCTATCTTACCTTGTCGGTATTCGTGCAGTCCTTGTCCTTGCTGAACGATTAAGTTTTGCAAAGCAAATGGAGTTCCTGATGAAGGATTTAGTCCTAAAGCTGATTCTGAAGCTGAACCTATAATTCTTGCATCTTGCGTTAGTTTCTGTTGTTGGTTAGTAAATGCTGTTAAGTTTTGAAGTGGTGAAGCTAATAGTCTGGTGTTTGCGCCTTTCTCTTCTTTAAGAATTGTATTAGTCTTTAGCTCGCTCAATTTCTGGTTTCCTAATTCATCACTGTCTGTAATAAACACATTTATTGCACTATCTAATAAAGCCTTAATCTTAATGGCTGAGTAGTTATTCCAAACTTGTGGCTCGAATAGGCTCTCTACTACGGATCTACCACAAGCACGACCTTTGCTTCTTATGCGGTCTATTTTAAGTGCTTTAAAGTTTTCGCTTAATGGTTTGTCTTTGCCTGCGTATAATACTATGCCTTGCTTTTTTCCGTCTTTGTCGTTGTAGTAACAAACAATGTGCATCTGTGGAGTATAAATATCTTCTGTAGTTTCTGGATTTAACCATCGGTCTGGGAAATTTCCTCTCAACTCATACACTTCTACATATTTTCCAGGCATCTTAACTTTTTGGTCTCCTGCAATACTCACCTCAATTTCATTTACAGCTAAAGTAATAGCCATATCAATTTTGTCGTCTTTCCATTTGCCTTTAAACTCTACCATTTCAGCTGGAGTGTATTGGTGCTTGATACAAATTGGGCCAGCCATTACATCTGTCTGGTCGCAAAAAGCTATGGTCTTTAAATCAACCACTTCAGGCCTTGTGTTATTGATATTCTTTACTAATACCAAGTCATAGATTACAGAAGTTTCTACAACATCATCAATAAAAGTGTCCAGCTCATTATCTCTTGCCCATTTAGGATGTCGCTTTTTTACTAAGAATGATTTGTAATAATTCTGTGCGTCATCTACAAAAGGCACAATGTCTTTTACATCAAAACCTTCGCTTCTAAAAGCTACATTAATAATCGGAGTTACAATGTCATCGTATGGACGGTTGCCATCGTTCTTGCCACTAAAATACCATCCGTTTGAAACGGCCGTACAACGCTCTATATGCTCGTACATTGACCAATCTTTATTGCGTGTTAAAGGCACTCTAGCTGTTTTCCAGTTAGTTTCTTCTGAAGTTATATACGAGAATACATCACGATTTTCCATAAAATAAAACAGAGGTGCTTTTGGCACCTCCCCGCCTTTTTTGCGTTAGAGATTAAATTATTTTATATTGTTATTTATTTAGTATAATCCTTTTTAAATCCTTGTCAAGTCCTATTCGTTTTCCACAATAGTTTTATCATTTCTACAAATCTTTTTAAACTCATTAAAGTATAAAATTACACTACCAGATTTTATTTCCATCAAAGAATGATTTTTAATCCACTCAAAATTGTCTCTATATTTTAAACACCAATTAAGAAAATCACTCGTTTCGCAATCGTGTCCCATAACGGTATAGTCTATTTCTAGTTGATTGGTTGAGTTCATTAAACTTTATATTTATTACATTTATCGCACCAATATCCTGATGTGCCTTGAACCCAGTTATGTTTGCAATTTGGCTGGGAGGTGTAAGAATTTATACTGTCCACTATTTCGTTGACTTTATAAGCGATGTGAATTATCCACTTTCCTGTATCTGTCATTCCGTCTTTGTCTATTATTTTTATATCTAACTTCTCCATAGTTTTATAAATTATTAAGTCTTTGTTCTGTTTGAGGTCTGCCGTATAAACCGTAAAAGCCTTCAAGGAATATATCTAAACTCTGTGGGTCTGCGAATAATTGCTTTAACTGTATCAAAGTCATCTTCTTTACAAACTCTGCTGTGCCTTTACGGATAGTTATAAAACCCTCTGTGGTTATTGGTCTGGCGTAAGATAATAGGGACACTTTAAGATTATTTGTAAAACAATCTAAGGTTTCTCCATTTAAGACAAGTGTTAATCTGTACTCGCAATTATTAACATTCTTTACCTCTTCCTTTTCTGCCTGAGCTTCTGCTATTTCTGGGGTTAGGGGTATGTCTTGGCCTTCTGGTGGCGCGCTAATAGCTTCTGCAATGTTTTCAGCCGATTCTTTAAATGTTGTGCCGACTTTTATTCCTTTGTGCTTCCTCATATGCAAATGCAACGCCTTGCTACTTATTCCGCACACTGGACATATTTTTTCTTGTTTGGGCATAATGTTTTTTGTTTAATTATAATTACTAAATTGCGATATTTTGCTCGGGTGTATTTTCATCTCTCAACTGCATCGGTTTTCTATGTGGTGGTCTTGCGTGGGACAACTGTTGGCTTAAACTGTCAAGTACATCGTCAAACTGTCCGTTTGGAAATACGCGCATTTCGTCAAGTAACTCCGAATTATCTCCCACTAAAAATATACTTTTGCTTTCCCATCTCGGTATCAGTCCTCTAATCCTCAACTCTTTTTGTATGCCTTTGTGTTTTACTGGCGTTACTGTAAAAAATATCTGTCGCTTACGCATCTCTTCTTGCAAGAATGGCTGTATTGCCATTGTAAAAGTCGTTTCTTCTAAGCCCATAAAAGTTGGCTTATAGGTTTTATTCAAGTAAAACAGGTGGTCAATTAAATCCTTGCTGTTATATTTTAATCTGTAAGTTGTGATATACCACTTATTCTCGATTGATACTCGGTTTATAGTTACTCCAGTAAAATCAGCAGACTCTTTCTCGCTTACCGCGCTGTCTATCGTTATAAAACAATTCGTTTCTATATTTTTTAAATATGCTTCTGTTTGAAATTGTGCGTACTCTTTTTTAAATTCTGCGGTCATTTCGTCAATCGGCTTATTCATCATCTCGTAAGAGAACACCAGAGAGCCTAATTGGCGTTGTTTATCTTCAATTGATACTTTACCTGTCTTTTGTGCTTCATCGTCTGTAAGGGCGTATTTTGCGGGCCAGGCGGGCTTTCCATCTACCATTACTGGTATGTTTCGGACACGGATACCTTTATCTTCTTTGGCTCTGTTAATCAGCCATTGCACGTTTCCGTATTCTGATAAGTAATTACAGCAATAAAGAATACAACCATTCGGGGCCATTCCGGCCATTGCCTCTGTTATGTGGTCGTTAATTTGTTTTGTGTATGCTTCTGAAGATTTTGTTTTATTTGTTTCAAAGTCGTCTATCGTTAAAAGGTCTGGTCTTTGTGATAAGTGTAGTCTTCCCCTAACAGATTCTTGCGTTGAGTGAGCTTCAACTCTAACGCCATTTTCACATACGAAGTTATTTATTCGGTTCTGTTTTATTTCGTCAATACTCTTTTCTTTTGAAAATAAAACTCCAAAGTCTGCCCTATACCTTTTATTATTTACAAGCTCAAACGCTACGTCAAACAATATCCTTTCAGAGTTTTCTCGCTCAAAAGCATCTACATTCGGATAAAGTCTTTTTTTAAAAGTTAAGCACCAAATTATAAATAGTTTTTCAAAGGTTGTTTTACCTCCTTCTCTGTAAATAATCCAAACTACTTCTCTGATTTTACCTGCGATTAAGTCTTCGCAGTCTTGTATTAGTTCGTAATGGTAGTCTGCAAGATAATATTTAAAATAATCAGAATAATAATATATACAGAAAAGGCCAAAAGAATTTTCAGCAAGAAAAACTCTCTCTACCTTGCTGCCACTAATCATTTTTTCTAAACCTGCTCTGTATTGTTCTTTTGTCATCTAATCAAGCCAAGAATGGCTTTTTGTTTTTCTTCGTCTAAAACTTCTACTCCTACATTTTCTGTTTTACCTCCAGTTAAAAGCTGGATATTTTTAGTTAATACATCAGCTATATAAGTATTGTCTCTAGCGCTTGAATCCTTTAATTTTTTGTCGGTTATATTATTAATAGCTTTTTTTCTAACCTCTTCCATTTTTTCTATAATCGGATTCAATTCTGCTTTCATCTCCTCTGTAATTATTTGTTTTGGATTCTTTGCAGTTTCTTCAGAATATCCTGCCTCGATTATCATTTCACCTAAAGATTTGGTAAATCCTTTTTTACCACTATTTTCCACAATTATCTCTATAAGTTTTTGCTGTTTAGGTAGCAACATTATTTTACCTTTCCTAATTCCTCACACAACTCCTCCAAAACAAATATATACTCCGCCGTATCATTCGTAATTTCCTTTGCGGATTTTTCTTTTTCCAGTAGGCCTTTTAAAACTTCTACAATAACAGATACGTCTTTTTCGTTGCCTACAAAACTTACCGGCACATCTAATTCATTCAAGGCTTTAAACTTAGCTTCAGCCAGTTTTCTATTTTCTAATGTAAATTGAACAATATTATTTATGGTCTTTAATGTCCCATCTGGGTTTTTGTCTCCGAATTCTTTTCTAACATATTCACCTTCTAAGTCAGAATCTTCTTTAAAGTTTTTTAGAATCCTGATAAATCTACGTCTGGCACTACTCTTAGAAATGTCTAATAGCAATGGAGATAATATGCTTATGAGTATTGAGATGCTTTTATTTTGCATATATTTTTTTTATTTAATTTTAAATCTTTAATAACTTCTTGTCAAGCTCCCCCTCCTTGCTCAAAGGCAAGATAGGGGGTGTTAGTTAAATTAAATTTTTCAATCTTTTTAATACTTTTTCAGGTGTATGCCCGTCAAACTTTGGGGCTTTTTCTAATGTCTTTGCAAAATTTGTTTCTTTCCATTTTTTTATCGGTAAATGATATGTAATCTGTTTTCCCTTATCTTGGTTAATCCCTAGAATAAACCAGCCTTTATAACTACTTCCGTCTGAATGTAATTTTGAACGCCATACATCATCATACGCCCCATCTTCTGCCGAACACTCAACTACCTGCCAATAATATCTAAAATACATTCTGCAAAGAGCAATAAATAAAGTTATCCTATGCTCGTAAAGTTCGTCAAAAGTATGGTAGCCATCACAGGTGCATTTTTTACCATATAATTTTGGACACTTCATTGAATGTTGTTTTGTTGGATTTTTACTTTTTTCCATATCCCTTTTATTTAGCTTTTAATTAATAAATTATCTATGTCTTTTAATAAAACCAAATCTTCCATAAAATAATCTTTTTCCTCACTATTCCAAACTTCCCTTGATATTAGTTTTTAATTAAAATATCTTACGACTTCTCTTCTTAAGTCTTCTATCTCTCCATCATCTGCTATTTTCATTAAATCTTCTCTTATCTCCTCCACCTTAGCTTCCTGTGCCTCTTGGCATTTTTGGATTAAAAACTTTTTAAGTTTTTCAAAATCTTTATAATTTATCCATTTTGTATTCCACTTTTCATTAAGTTCTTTTTCTACCTTATCTTGGAAGTTTTGTTGTAGGGTCATATTATTTTATCTTTAATAGTTTGATAACTGCTTTTCTTTTTATATCCACATTTTTGGCACACGTCATAACCATCTCCTCTAGTAAAAAAATTGTGTTCACAACACCTACTTAAGAATGGACAATCGGGGCAAATGGTTATTTTTATTGTCTCTCCATTGACTAATGTTACTCCATCAACAACAGATGACTTTTCCTTAATCAATTCATCGTCTTTAATCTCTAACACCTTTTCTCCGTTAAGAGTTATGGCTTGTGGGTTAGGACAAGAACAATCACAATAATATTTTACAGAATCTTTACTTTTATGAAATTTATCACAACACTCTTTGTTTTCTTGGTTTTTCATATATTTTACTTTTTAATGAATAGTTGGCTTTTTGAAGCGGGCAAGGTTTGACTTGCAGATATTCTAATCTCCGTCGGTGTCTCGGAGCTTAGTTTGTGGAATCCGTTTATTACAGGTACCTGAGAATATTTAACGGCACTTACGGCTCACAGTCCGTCTCCGCTTCAAGAAACCAGCTATCACCCTCTAATGGGACAAGAGAGGGGATAGTTGGCTTTTGGCGGGGAGAATAGGTATCATAAATTACTATTTCGGCATAACGAGAATCCACATCTGCCGATACCCTCATCAACATATCAGCCTTGCAAAGCCAGTATGTCTGATTGCCTACCAATTCTCATCCCCCAGAAACCAGCTATCCCCCTCTAATGGGACAAGAGAGGGGATTAGGGTTCTAAAAGTTTAATTAGTTGCTTTGCGTGTTTTTCAATCAACTTGAAATCAAGTTTGGAATAATTGAAGTTTTGGATATTTATTGTCTTACCAGTCGGGCTTACTTCATAAGGTATTTGTATTTCCAGCTCATAACTCAAATTGACACCAAGAGTCCACTGAATTATGTTTGCGTATATTTCTTCCCCTTTCACTTTCTTGATGAGTTTCTGGTAAAAGCAATCGCAACCAATATTGGTAACTTCTGTCGGGGGATATTTTTTCCATTCTTTATTCATAAGAGTTTGATTATTTATTTAGATGATTTAAAAACTTTTTGGGATATTCTATAACTGGATTTCTTGATGTTAGGTGAAACTTTCCACACTCACCGCACTTGTAAACACTCATTGTTGTCCCAGATTTTTCATTGCGGTTTTTTGCTACAAGCCACGCCTGATTTCTTGTCCTAAATTGTTTCTTTTCCCTACATTTCATAATTCTTTATATACTTCCTTAAATTTTATATTTAGAGGGCTACTTTTTATATGCTTTCATTTGCTTCTTAAATTGTTGCAACGAGAATATTAAAGCATTAACTTTTTCCTCTACATAAATTGTGCTACAGCCGAGAAAATCAAATCCAGGAGAATATAATTCCTCACCGAATTTGTCAATATCTCTTGTGGCTTGTTTAACATAACTGACTATTTTGTTTGCCTTATCCATATCTTCTTTAATTTATTTAATATTATTTCCCTCTAATGGGACAAGAGAGGGGATTAGGGTTGTTTTAATATATGTGCCAGTGCGTAATGTTCTCGGTATCTTTTTGAAGTCCAAAACTTCTTCCCGCACCGACACTCTTTCCTGAATAAATGATAATAAGGTTCTTCAATGGCTGGCACCCATTCTCCTGCTTTATTTTGTGTTCTTGGTGTATTCATAAGAGTTTTATTATTTATTTAGATAATTTAATAATTTCGTCTAAAAATTCCAATAATGCTGAATCAATAAATTCCCACATTCCTATATGACACATATATCCGTGTTCAATACAATTTTTTTTATGTTCTTCAAGCATTTTATTCGCTATTTCTTTTATTTTTTCACTTGGTTTCATAATTCGTTATATACTTCCTTAAATTTTATATTTAGAGGGCTACCAAACATCTTCACTTAATAATCTGTCTGTTTCTTTTGCTATTTGTCCACATTTGAAAGCCTCTTTCGCCGCTTCTTCTCTTGTGTAAAATTTCCCAGTTTCATCTATAAATCCTTGCCAAGAACTCCTGTCTGGGTCTGATTTGGTAATGTCATAAATTACCCTCATACAATCAGCGTGTCTTTTTCCTATAAAGATAATTCCATTTTGTTTTATTGCACTTGCAAATATCATCTTCTTTAATTTATTTAATATTATTTCCCCTTATGGGTTGGGATATTAACTAAAGAATGCTAACTTTAAAAAACATATTATTGCTATTGTACAACATGTTATTAATAATATTGTTCTTGCTAATGTAATTTCTTCCATATTTTTCTTATTTTATATTTACTAACCTATACTTGTAAGGGCTTTTAGCGAACCCAAACCGAAGTTTGGAAGCCCGCTTAGTCCATTTAAGGACGCAACACATTTGGATTTCGCTGTAACGTATGTTGCCCGACACAGGTACTATCCGCTAAAAACCCTCTAATATAGGTTTTATGGTTAACAATTATATACCTCATTAAAGTTCTTATTTTCTTCACTGGGGAAAGGAGGCAACTCTACCTCCATTTCCCCAAATATGCTACACATTACATCTATAATATCGTCAATCTGTCTTTCTGACTTCTTTAATTCTGTTGTACTCGTTGTTCTAAATAGTGAAAACTGTATCTTCTTCCAAACGTCTTCCTTTAAAGCTTCCATAGTGGCTGGAGTGTCGTAGCTTTCCATAGCCTTTTGGACTTGCTTCATAGTTAGTCCTTGTTCTCTTAAAGAATTAGCTATTAAAGTAAGCCATTTATGGATTGACTTATTTTGTTGAATAGACCGTTTTTCTTCCTCGTTGTTGTTCATAGAATTGTTCAGATTTAATTTCCTCTAAAATATAATCTAGTTCTATCGCTTTTTCCATTTCTTCTTCAGCTAAAGGATATTTGTATGGTTTAGGAATTTTTATCATATTAGAACGGAATATTTTGGACATCAATGTCATCGTTATCTTCTTCGTTTATAACTGGAATTTCATCATTAGATATTCCTTTCATCTTTTTATATTGTTCTGATGTTATAATCTTGTCTTTGATAAAGGCAGGTAGTTTGCTAAACAACTCATCATTCCAATTATCATAATCTAAAACCTGGCTTGCATTTATTTGCTCTGGACATTCCATTCCTTTTGGAAGTTTAGATATGCTTGAAATTTCTGCATACCCTTTTTCGTTGTGAATAATACTAATCATTGCAGGAACTCCTACAAGCCTTGTAATATCAAAATCTTCTATTTCAGTATCAGTAAATTTCTTTCCTCTCCAACCTTCAAGAATTGGTTTTAGTTTTGACTTATCTCCCAAAGACAAAGTGTATTCTGCCGAAATTACCATTGGCTGTTCTCCTTTCTTTTCGTCAAAAACTTTCTTCTCTGTTGGAAGTTCAAAAGTTATTCTAACTACATTTCTCATTCTTGTCGTTCCCTCCCAAGTGCTAGGAATAGTTCCTATATGTATCATTTGATAACATCTTGCAGGATAACTACCAGATGTTATCTGTTCTCTAATTTGTTGTTTTGGTGCTTTTATTGACATTTTTTTCTTTTTTAATTTTATTACCTAATCCGAAAATATCTTCTCCTTTTTTTAAATCTGTTTTAGACTTTTCAGATTTATGTTGTTTTTTTATAAATCTTTTAAAGCTATTAAATGACATACTGTTGTAAGTTACTTATAAGAGCTTTTAATTCTTCTTGGTTTAGCAAAGACTGGTTTATCGCCCTTGCAAGTTCAGATAATGATATTACATTTCTACTTTGTTTTATCGCATACTCTATATTCATTTCTGCAATAAATTTTGGGTTTTCTTCTGTCATAATTTTGTTCTCTCAAATCCATTCTGCCGATTGTTTTGCCGTTCCCCAGTTACGAGTAGGAGCTAACTCCCAAGCAGAACAGATTAGAAAGCGTAACTGTTATTTTATATTGCTATTGTAAAATACATTATTCCTAATACTACTAATCCTATACATACTGCTATTGAACCTATTATTTCTTTCCAGTCTGTTTTATATTGATTTTTTATATAATTATCAATATCTCTTGCTTTAATTATTGTTCTCATTTTCTTTTGGTTCTACTATTATTGTTTTACCGTCTTTTGTTTCTGTAAATTGGCAGTCAACCTTATTTTGCCAATGGTCTCCACATCTAGTGTCTATAATTAATGTTATTTCTTTTTTGATGAAACCTTGCTCTTTTTTGTCTGACATATTTTTTAGAAAAGATTTTTTAATTAAGTTATCCTTTCTATATCTATTATAATCCCGTGAAACAACCTTGTCAATACCTATTTGTTAATTTTTGCCTTTCCACTCTCTTGTGAGTTCTTTTCTTTGATTTTTAAATATCTTTGTTTTCTCAAAGTATCGTATTCTCTCATATTTTTAAGACATTTTTTGCAAAGAAACTCTGTTGGCTTTTTGATATCTATTAGTTTTTTCATAGTTTTATGTTATACCTTATCTTATCACGGGACAAGATTGTTTGTCAACTCCCTATCCAACATTTCGCACTCTGATCATAATTCTAACTTAATTCTTTTTGTCATATTTTTTGATTAGTTCAATTAGTTCTTTTTCTTTAAATTGTTTTATGGTATCTCCCTCTTTTTTTAGTTTCTGTATAATTCCGTATCCGTATTTTCTCTCTAAAAAGATTGTGTAAGCTGGCATATTACCGCCTTTAAAGATGTTACAACCACTGCACTGACAATTACAATTTATCTCTGAGAACCTTGTATTATTCTTACCCCTTGAAATGTAGTGTCCACACTGGCTTTCGTTAGATTTCATTTTCTTTCCACAAGTAACACAAGTGTGATTATCCCTTTCTCTAATCCAAATTGAAAAAACTTTGTCTAACTGTGCCTTTAATTGCTTAACACTTTTATTTTCAAGTTTCATAAATATTTAACTAAGTTTTCTACTTCTTCCAAAGATATATTACGTGGCTTACCGTGTTCCTTTTTTCGGTGAATAACATAAGTCAAACAGTCTTTGATTATCTTAGTTTCTTTTTCTGTGAATATATATTTTGTTTGTTTTTTCATAATAATTTATTTAATAATCTTAAATATGATATAAATCCGAGCAATTAGGACAAGCACTTCCGTCTATTAAACAAGCCTCACAATACCATTCATTACATTTTGGACATTTTACGTATCTAAAATCATATCCATCTTTTTTTTGCTGTGCTTTTGTTTGTCCACATTCTGCACATTTTTTTGTTGCCATTGTTTTTATTATTTAATAATCTTAATTCTT